TCTGGAATATTAAAGGTTATTCTTGGCTCTTGTCTTCCTTCTTTGTAAAAGAATTCCATCGACTTGTAAAGCAGTCTGTCCATATTTGTTTCTGGATCATGCATCTTTCTACCACGTCCGCCTACTGCGCCGTGATTTCCTATCACGCCAGTAACATGTACATGCTCAAAGTGTTGCAATACAGTGTCAAAGAACTTGCTCAGAATTGCTGGACCGTTAACGCCTACTTGTCTATAGAGTCCAGAATCTATAAGGTGAGCTTGTCCTGGGAATATTTCTTCACCCTCTACGATGTCACCCAATAGCCATACGTGAAGATTCTTAACAGGATGATGCTTCCTTTGTATTTCCGTTATTTCTAGCAGTTTCTGAGTATAAACTTCTATTCTTTCTGCCAAAACTTCAGAGTTATAATCAGGAGTTATCTTACCCAATTGCCAATCCGCAAATACCGCTACTGCTGTTTCAGGAACCCCTGGTAACACCTTAAGTGTTGGGCCTTTAATGGGAGCAGTTTCTATAGATGAAAAAGCATCGAATGCAGCTTGATATACTGCATAAACTGTTTCATCTTTTACGTTCTTATTCTTTTCAGCTATTTTAGCCAAACGTCTATTCTCAGATCTTAAAAAGATAGATTGATCAGCGGCTGTGGCTTCATGACTATCTAAGAAGATTTGAGCGTCTTGCTCTTCTTCGTTCCACACTTCTGTTATTCCAGTTTCTATTATTTCGCAATCATCATGTAGCACTTCGCCAGGAAAGTTATCATATCCTTCTGATACCATTCTTGCATGGGTCATGTTTTTTGCTTTTACTATCTGCTTTCTTATAACAGAGTAAGTTTGTTCAGACATTAATTTACACCTTTTCTACTAGTTTACGCTCCCATTATAACAGAGAATAGGCTAAGCGTACCAGCAGCCATGTAACTTTTATCATCAGATAGTCTATAATCTTTATTGGGTATATTTCTATTGTCTACCTTAATGTTACTAACAGTGACAGACATGATTAACTCTGAAGAAAGCTTCATCTGTCTTTCTATTTCTGATATTGAAACTGAGTCACCAATTGTGAGACTATTTAAATATCTATTTAAGAAAATCTTTGATTGATTTTCTACGCTCCTAGCAATTGCTCCCGTTGTTCCTTCTCTTAGGGTCAAGGTAGCTGAAACATTTACTAATTTTTTAGTGGCTATTCTAAGATTCATATTGATACCAACTGGTTTAACTGCTTTAATTTTTTCGTAAACCAACTGACTCATTATACTTATTCCAGCTTGAGTTTCTGGTATAACAACTATGTCACATGTTCCAACACCAAGAGAGGCTTCTCTTATTTTTACATCCCTTACACCCTTAACTGACAAGGCTGCAAATCTAACAGACTCTGCAGTGCCTGACGCAGAGCCTCTAATTGCTGAAACTATTCTTCTTCTGTAGTTGTCATCAGATTCTGAGTTTAGGCTACTATAAACTTCCTTCGGGTTGTTGCAGTAAACTACAATACCCGGAGGTGATATAAAATTATGTCTTACCAGGGTGTTTCTAGCTGCAGTTACATTGTTGTCTGCAAATTTTGCCTTAACTGACCCATAGGCTCTTGTATTACCCGTTGTTATAACGATATCTGAATTTAGTTCATACTGATATTGGGTTGAAGAAAATGCTGTCGTATCATTATATACGAGCGTTCCCTTTGGAATGGTTACGGTTGAACTGTGAGTTGTATTTAAATAAAATTCTATATTTCCAGTAACTCTTTCTGGGACTAGTTCAGATGATATCGTTCTACGCTGTACATTATACAAGGCGCCTATCATATCTAGGTTGATTCCTGAAGCTGTTGAAAGATTAGACTGCTCTATACTCACCTTTAAGGAGTTGTAAAGATCGCTAATTTCAGAATGAATTGCTTCCGCAAAAGCTCTGGCTATTGATCCAGGAGAAATAGCGCTAATTCCTGCGTTTTTTTGCAGAGCATTAAGAGTGGCTACCAGCATTTGCTCTTTACTCTTTATATTAACTGATACCACTCTAGGCTCCTAAGTCTTGTGTTATTGACAATATCGTAGGTTCATTTAAATCACCCATTAGGTAAACATCAAACCTAATAGAATCTGCGGAAACCGGTACTGCCTCAATAGTAATTTGTCTGTTTTTAAAAACCCCTTCTCTTTCTAGGGCTGCACGAATTAATCTTTTACCGAAGTCGCCAGTTTGAGGGTTTTGAGGCATTCCGTATAGCATCGACAGTTGAGTCCCTAGTTGAGGGTAGATGAAGAAGTCACCTGGCTCAGTCATTAACCTCATATATACATGCTGTATATCTTTTTCTGACATAGATTGAACTAAGCCCAAATCTCCAGATCCATTTACTACTAAATCACCGCTAAGGCTGATGTAAAAATCAGACATTATTATCTCCTATGCTTTCTTTAAAAATATCTAATGCCTGGTCTATCGAACGCCCATTAGACATTAGGTCTCTTATTCTATTCGTTAAATTAGCCTTTGATATACTCACTGCGTTAAACAATGCAGAGGCGTTCCTATCCCAAAAAGAATCTAATTTAATAATATCTTCTTTTGTAAAATCATTATCTAATGAAGAATTTTCTAACACATCCACCGATACAACATCAGTGTTAGTGGTTTCCCTATAGGCGTAGCTGCCGTTAATAGTAACTGCTTGTTGTGAATCTTCTTGGTCTATTAAATCTAAATTCTTTATATAATGATCCATATTTAAAAAAGCTGGATTATAAGATTTATCATTTGCGCTGACAAATGCTGGCTCCGAAAACACAGTTGCCGAATGATTAAATTCCATGGAGTTCCATTTTAAACCATCTTCTTTTGTAAAAAACTTAATATTATCCGCAAAAAGAGAAATGGTTTTTGTTGATCCATTTATAACTATACCTACTCCAGGCGCTGAAAATATTTCTATATCACCAGAATCAGTTAGTCTTATAAAAGATGAATTGTCCGGATGAGTAAGTCCTACTTCTCTTTGGGAAAAGTTTTTTCTCCTACTTAATTCATCTAACTCAGAAGCGGTCTTGCCAGCTACTGATTCGAAAGACTTTTGTGCGTGAATTTTTTCTGACATTTTAAACCATAAACTTTGGTACACCAGTGTCTACACTGTAGTTGGGCATATATCTTCCTACGCTATTTGTATCGTCTATATATGATACTATATGCGGAAATCTTTCATTGGCATCGGCAAAACCGATTATGCATCTTGTACCAGCTGTTGGCGCAACACTTTGTACACCAAGAGTTGATGGGCATGGGACTCCTCTTATTATGTTGCCAACTTGATTTGTCATCCTATCGTCTAAGATAATTACAGCCGTATTATTCATCTTATTGTATGACATAATAGTTCCAGATCTTGTCTTAGATTGCTGAAGCTGATTATTGCTAATGTGTGAATTTAATTTTTCATCAAATTTTGGATACTGTTTCATACTCTATCTCCTTATGCACTCCATGCAGACGATGCTCCAGCATAGGTATACTTACTTCCTGGGAAAATCGTTGAATTTATATTTCTTGGTCTTGGTCTATCAGACCCTTCACTTTCATCATGCTGGTCAACGTACTGACCATTTCCTATTGAAACCCCTACGTGGCCATAGTCATCAGTCCCACCCTGCCAAAATACCAAATAACCAGCTGGTGGGTTCTTTCCGTTTTCAGTCTCTGGTTTATAAAATGAGGAGCTAGATATCAGATTGGATAAGTGTTCTCCTGCTGTTGGGAATGAGCTAAGAGTAGGCGTAGGCACCGTATACTCAGGTGCATTGCCGGCAGTTCCCCACTCATCTGTAAATAGTGCAGTTTGAGCTGTACCAAATAATCCCAAAGCAGCTGAAAGAACTCTGGCAAATCTATCGCAACCAAAGTTTCCTTCAAGATCTGGACGATACTTAGCAAGCCATTGAGGAATCTTATTAGTGCTAATCCAGTCTGCAGCTTCTTCAATTTGGTACTTAGTGAAAGATGCGGGAGACCCATCTCCACTAGCACCTTGTTTTTCAACTACATTTACCTCATATGTAATGACTCCACTATCTTCTTCGTTTATCAACGAACCATCTTTAGCGTGATCATAGAAAACAGTTCCATCCATCCACTGTTCTATATAGTTTATTGTTCTTTTATTATTCTTTTTAAAATTTACTCTAACCCAATCTTCTAGTGTTTCTATAGGTTTTCCTGTTGTTAAATATACGTTAACAGCATTTTGAAATTTTGTTCCGAATATAAATCCACAATCAGATCTTGGTGTTTTATCTGAGTTATCATAATCTCCCCAATGGAAAAAACCATTAGATGCATCTATCTTATTTACGTTTTTAAAATCTTTTCTGCCCCACTTATCCATTAGCATCCAAACTTGATTAATTGGGAACCACAACCTGTCATCGGTAGTAGACTTTGAAGCCTCTTTATTAGTGGTTGTACTATAAATCTCTACTAATTTTTTTGCTACAGCGTTGGGATCCCAGGAAGAAGCTTCAGTAGCAGAGTACATTAACCTGTGAGCTTTAACTAATTGCTTTGTTGCAGCAGAACCATCATAGTAAATTGGCACGTCGTTTGATGCGTTGGTCGACCTCTTGATTAAGGAAATCAAATTATACTGAAACATTCCAATTGAAACGTCACCACCCCAACTTGTCTTGTTATCGAAACATTTGCCGTTATAACCTGCTGGACTGGCTCCACTCTCTCTTCCTGCTACAGCGCAAAAAATTGCTGCTGCCTCGTCAGAAAATGGACCTTCTTGAGAGAGCATTATAAATAATTCATATAGTGTTATTGCTGGACCACCATTTTTATAATTTTTATAGGCTTTTTCTTTTGCTGATGCCCCACTTCCTGAATCGTCTACTGGGTTTCCATTTTCATCAAACTTTTGAGCTGAAGCATCGGAGGTTTTCCAGCCACCAGAACCAATGTATTTACCACCTCTTTGTGGGCTAAAGCTAATATGAATATTTTCCGTATGCTCTGGACCAAATTCAAAGTTAACATATTTTAGATTTGGATACTGTGTTTTGATTGCAGTATCAACTTTTTCATAGCCTTCTCCAATTCCCTTATCCTTTGCAACGTCTGGATGGATAACTATAAGATCTGGCATCAGGGGTTGTGGCATTGTATTTAACTTTTGTAAAACTATATCTAAGGCAATTGCGTATCTCTCTTTGCCTCTTATTACTCCATAGTCACCAACTGATCTAATATCAAATGCTCTTCCAAAAACATGATCAGATATAGAGTTTTTATTATTCTTATCAATTCCACTTTCTGGATTTGAATGCCTACTCGTCTTATCGCTTTCTGACAACACCGCTCTATTAAGAGCAAATGTGCCATTTATTTTAACACCTTTATTCACATCTGTCATCATCAATAAGCATTCAATTAGAGAAGCACTAATGTATGCTTTTTTCTTAGGAGCGCTTATCAGTGATGATTCAACAGACTCCTCAGTTGGATTAGATTCATCTGTGTAGTATGAATTTGTTTGCACAAAAGAATAAGAAGATAGAACATTTGGTATGTCAAACTCAAACCCAAGTGTTAAAGCTGGTTCATTGATAGATTGTTTAAGAAGTGTTCCTCTTTCTATGTATATTTGTTTTTCTTCCTCGCTTAATTCTTCATCTGCAGCTATAGCTCTTTCTCCCAAACCTGGAGCGTCACCATCTATTCTATAGGCGGTGCTATTATGAGTGAATAGTGCTCCAGTAGAATCTCCAACTTTAGACTTATCGTTTCCTGGCCATTTTCCATTTGTTGATTCTAATAAAGGATTTAGAACTGACGTTGGCGCAAAACCAGTTCCGACTAAAGATTGAGAGACTACCTTTAGATATGCCTGGTCACCTTTTAATACCTCTAGATCTCCAGGTCCCTGATAATCTGGATTAGCTACTTGGAATGCATCGCCGGACTGAATGCCTGTTGCTAATATAGAGTGAAGAGATGACCTAACAAACTTTGACGATGCGTCTGCTAACGCTGCTGGATTTCTGGTTAACGCTCCGTCCAGCCATTATGTCTGTTAGATTTCTAGATGTTAATGTCTGATTTGAATAACTTTCTTTTGAAGCTGAAGTAACTAAGCTAGCCGCTCCATCGGGATTATAACCCTCTGACAACTTTGCTATAAAAGAAGTAGAATCATTGAAGTCATTAAGATTAAAATTAAAATCAGACATTATTACAATCCACCCTTTTGTTCAACATAGCTTGGCATTGGTATAGATCTATCCAGGCCGCCAGTAGATGCTCTTTCTCTTAATAGATCCACCGTATACACTTGAGCTAAGTTATTTGTCACTAGTTCCCAGTTAAGGGTTGCTGGTACTCCATCATTATAGTACTCATCCCAAGAAATATATGGCCATTCTGAAGCTTTTGAATAAAGAACTTCTAATATTTTAAAGTTAACTAAATCATTAAACAATTTTCTTTCATCATTAGTTATGGTTAATAGTGGGTCAGTTTCTCCAGTAATTTCAAAATGATTTTCCATACCAGAAGTATATATTGAGTTATATATTTCATCAAACTTTTGACCAAATACTGATTCTCCATAAAGATTTTGTTTAAATTTTTCCTTTTTCTGTATAATGCTTAAGCCAAGATTTTGAACAAAGAAAGATCTTATTATAGAAATATTTGTTTCTTTATCCTCATCGAGGATCCTGTAAAATACGGTTCCTAAAGATTTTTCCCTTTCTTGATCTCCATAGTTAACGCCCTTGAAGTAACTATTTGTATTATTAATTCTTGAGCCAGGAGATAAGTCATCTTCCGTATAAATAGAAACTGAAGATTGATCATTTGGAGAAATTCTTATAACGAAAGGCTTATCTCTGAGTCTTTCACTTACAAAAATTGCTGCCCTTCCACCTGGTGAATTAACGTTTATTGCAGTCGTTGGGTCGTCTGGCTTATACCCAGCTTGTATGGAAGTATTTGTGTACGCCTGAAAAGTGCCAAGACTTGAAGCTATTATTCCTTCTAGTCTGACCTTGAAAGGTTGACCAGTTGGATTCATTAAATCTATAACTTCTATTTCGTCACCATCTATAACATTATTTAGTTTACATATTACTTTAAAGTATTGATTTAATCCCGTTTTATCTGGACCAGTTCCAGAATACTTTAACACCTCAGCATTAACTAATGCGTTTTCATAACTCACGTATCTTACTAGGTCGGTTATTTCTTTTTCTTTCCAACCCAAGCTCTTAAGTAAGTCGTCATTTCTAATAAAAGCATTGCCGTCAACGGTTCTAACCTTACTCTTTACTCCTAAAATTCCAGGAAGAAGTCTCTTTGTATGATATCTACCAACAACCATTCCTTGATTTATTGCAAGACTAGCGTCCATAGGTTGACCATTTTTATTTAGATAAGATATATAACAACCATGTTGGTCTAAGACGTTATCTCTTACCCACTTCCAGCCCTTCCAGAATAAATCAGACGCTATTCCAGCACCAATTCCAGCACCGATTGGTCCACCAAGAAGTGCCCCAGCTGTTGCAGTTAAGCCAACTGTAGTTAAATATGTTGCTGCAATTCCAGTTAAGCTCATTCCATTTTCAGAGTTTTGCTTCATCTGATTCTCTATTTGAGATTGAGCGTCTGTTAATCCCTCGGCTGCAAAGTTTGCCATTATGTCAGACATAAGCGCACTTGATCCATGGGTAAATTGCACACCACCCATCATTTGTGATCTTAGCGCTTCTGACATACCATCAACAGAAATGTTTCCACCTGACAAGATTCCAGTACTTCCAGCCTGAACTGAATTAATTAAACTTCTTGTGTCATTTCTTATATTTTGAATTGACATCCAAGAATGAATCCAGCTAGACATAAACCATCTTGCTGGATCATTTACGGTTACAAGAGCGTTGGGTGTTATTGATGTAATGAATCCCATATTTGGAGTAAAATGATGAACAACCTGTTCGACTTCAAAAATTCCATACATTCTTTCATAAACATCAGCGAGGTAAACTAAGTCATGAGGTCTTATATCTGCGCTTCCTATTACAATTAACTCTCCAGAATAAATATCTTTTAGAGATTCCTTAAGATGAGCTAGACCAACTCTTCTTGCCATTAGTTCATCTGGCGCGCCTTGAGATAATTTTATTGCTCCTCTTGCAAATTCTATTGGATGGAATAACGGTTGAGCAATTCCGAATAAACCTTCACCAACTATGTTGTCAAAGAATAAACCAGTCTCTACAGTTTTTTCAACCTGTCTTTCTGCGGGAATACTTTTATCTAAAGCTACTGTTACTGGATACTTTCCTTCAGATACAGCGGTCACCTGAGTTGCTACGTTAGTTGTAGTCTCTTGTATATTATTAGCTATGATAGTTGAGAATGAACTTATGTAATGTATCTTCTGGAATGGTTCGCGTACTTCAACTACTGGCTCTCCATACTCTCTAGTGAATGGATTGTCAATGGCCCTCAATAATGATCCAGGTCTTCCTAGTGAGTAATAAATAGAATCGTTTAATACTTTATTCATAATGTTTGCTTGTTTAGAGAAGTTGTCTATATTAGACAAACCGTACCCCATTTGAAGCATTGACATTCTAAACATATTCATTAGACCTGATAGACCATCGCTTAACGCTGTAAACAATGGTCCAATATTTTGATCCCAAAAGCTATCGATATTATGGGTTAATACACCAACTACGTTACCGGCACTGTTTCCTTCACCTTTATTATCTGCTAAAAGTTTCAAGAACTTTCTTTTATTTGATGCGTAATCTTGATTAGGGTCGATGAATGCGGCAAATATTTTGTGAACAGGGCTAAAGTCCCATATATCATCACTGGCGTATTGTCTATTTGGCTTTAATACTAACCAAGCTCTTGCATATGCATCTTGCCACATTGCCTGTCTAAACATTCCAACTATCAATAAGAATACTTGTTTTGGCGTAAAGTTATCTTTAATTATGTCATCTACTTTTGGCTGTCCGCCACCAACATCAGCGCCAAGTATTAAGGATAAATTAGATTGTGATTGTAAAAATAATCCTAATTTTTTATATTTTGTTTTTGTTAAAGCATCAAAATATCTAACTAGCCCACCTTCATCAAGCGGTGCATCGACTAAGTTTTTTCTAGCAAATTCAATAGCTTGCTTAACTGTATCTGAACTAACTAATGATCCAGATCCTGATTCAATCTGTCTCTCCATTGAATCAGCTGTACCGTATGGTTTTCCAGTTCTTTGATTTGGATTTGCTATAAAGTCACTTCCGAGCAATAAACTGAATTCATCTACTGCTGTACTATCTGGACCATTAGCACTGAACAATTTAAATATATCTGGATTTGCTTCTGGATTTCGCAATATAGTTATTAGAAAATCTGGAAGTGGAGTTGTATCATCTGGATCCATTCCAAAAGCGTCAAAAAATATTTTCTTTATTGCCACTTGGTTATGGTAATCAAATCTAAATTGATCCCATACATCATTTGCTTGACTAAGAGTTCTTCCATTTCCAGCTATTACATGAGTGGAAGGACTAAACCCTTCATCGAAAAACTCTCTAGCTTTTATAGATTCTGGTGCAGCTGGATCATACACAGGAGCAAAACGTTCTCTTCCCGTTCCGGTATCCTCATCTGGATTGGTAGTTCTAAGCTCACCATCTAGTATCTTATATAGTGCTTCTCGCTCAAGGGCGCTGTACTTTTCGTTTATAATGTAGTCAAAATAACTACCTTCTTTACCATCACTACTGGCAAGAATGTTTCCACCTCTAGCCGCTGCTTCTGCAAAATGTCCTTGGTCAAGAAGTGTTATTCCACTTATCGGAATATATTCTTGCCACTGAGTATTTGTAAAAGCTGTTGGTCTTTCATTTAATAGCTCCAATTGTCTTTCGATTGAGTCAGCTGTACCAGATAACCCTAACTTTTGCATGCCTGATTTACTCGCTTCTTCTGCTAAAAGTTTTCCATCACCTTCTGCTGCAAAAGCGCCAAAACCAACAAAGTACGATCCATTAATATCTGATTCACCTTTATAGGTAAACTCATTAGCTGGATTATATATTGTTGTTACAACACCGAGCGGAACACTGTCATCTACAAAAGTAAAATAACAGTCTCTTGGCATTGGTACCGGCGCCAACCCAGCTTGGGTTAGCACTCTAGTTGGTTCTGAAGCTGCATCATCGCTATTAAAAAATTCTTTTTCATTTTCCGTTAAATGCATTACCCCAAGAAAATATGCCGCGTCTGGAGAAACTACAGCAGCTAAATCTACTTCGGTAAATACATCGTTTTTAAAGTTTATGAAATGATCTTCACTTCTTCCCTTAGCAAAATCTCCAGAAGCGTTGTTACCAATTATAAGATCAGCCTTATTGGTTCCCCATAGAAAATAAGCTGGTTTACAAACAACTGCTGTTCTAGTTGTTGGACTATAGACTAAAACTTTTCTATTTTTATAGTCTTTTGGTTTACCATAAAATTCAGTTTCATTTCTATCTGAAAAATATTTATCTTTAAATTTCTTAAATATTTCATCATCTTTATCTTCAGTTATTTCATATGGCCATCTCATAGCTATGTAGAATTGCTCATCAAGAGCACTTGCTGGAGATCCCCAATCTCTATAACTAAATGGACTTCCAGAAGTAATCGTTCTTTGATTAATGTACTCATACTCCCAAGAGCCTTCAAGTTTTTCTATTCCCCTAACTTGTTCCAGTAGTGAAGGTAGTGGCATTCTTATCAGTGACTTACTTCCCGATACTCCGCTTGTGCTTAGATCAAATATAAATTTATCATTACCAAATGTATTGATTGGGTTAACCGCAGCAGTAAATGATACTCCTGCAAGATTTATAACAAACTCATCTTCAGAGCCACCTTCACGGTTGTCTGTTAGTGAACCAGAAATAAGGGCTGCTTCTGTACTTATTAGATTTGAATACAATGTGTCGTGACCAAATTTTTCAAAATCTTTATCACCATCATGTATGGTTCCAGTTTTGAGTCTTTCATCACCTTCTCCTGATCTATTGTTGCTCAGTGCATAGAAGGAGTAGTCTAATAAGACTGCTCCAGCAACTCTGTCTGTAAAAAATGGAAAAGAAAACCTAAGTGGCATTTGAGGTATTTCAACATGTAAATTTTTCATTTTTTCTATATCTAACTCAGAAGCATTTTGTCCAGTAGAATCTATTGGTAAGTGAAAACCAACTGTTACATAACCTTTAGTATTTGGTATTTCCGATATGATACTCTTTGTTGCCACTACCTGTTGTCTCTCCATGCTATCTGCACTGCCCGATAAAGTAGTGTTATTGCTATTTCCGTAATATATAGTTCTCTTAGGATCTAAGAAGTTAACTACCTTACCTCTTAGTATTCCAGCAGGTGCATATATATCTGAGTATGATGATTGCTGTCTAACTATTTCGGAAATAGATATTGCTGGACTTTGCGCTTGCCTCATTGCTTCATAATCTGCAGTTGAGTTTGATTGCTTATTAACTTTTGTTAGAAGATCCATTAATTCAGAATCTGGACTTCTATAACTTGGAACTTTTAATCCTAGCTCTACAGCTTTTTTCTCAGAAGGAAAACCAGTAGTGATTGGAACTACTGCTGAAGTGTATAACCAGTGTGGCTTACCATAGAACACCGTTGATCTGTCCTCGAATGGTCTTACGGCAACAATATAGTTTGGAAGTAGTCTTGCGCACATTTGAAAAAGATCCCAAACAGATTTCATATATGTTTGTGCTCTAAATGAAACCTCATCAAAGCCTGGCATGTCGTCGTCAAGATCACTAATCAATCCAAATGTTTTCCAAATGTTTACACCGCCTCTACCAGTTAAGCTTCCAAGTAAAGATGCTCCTCCGCCAACTGCCATAGCTCCACCTATGAACGGAAGTGCAATACCACCCGTACCAATAGCTAACGCGGCTCCTGCTGCTAGTAATCCACCACCAAGTATGTTAGCTGCAGTTCCACCACTAGCTCTTGCTTCCATTCCCTGTGTTAGGTTATCTATTGCAGCTGAAGCGTTTTCGGATCCTGAATCATATCTTTGAAGTAGATTATTCCATGAAGAATCTGTGAGTCTATTTAAATATTCTAATCTTGGATTTGGCATATCTTCAGGTGTTAAGGATGCCGCATTTGACCAACCGTCTCCTAGGTCACCACCAAGGAATTGAGCTACACCAGTTCCATTTCCTGGATAAATATTTCTCTTAAACAACTCTAAATCTGGTTGTGCTGCAAAGTTTGACCACATTGTTCTCATGATTCCAACCATTGGTAGTCTTACATCGATACCAAATGGTGATCCACCAATTCCAGTTCCATTTGAGTTATCACCAAATGGGTTTAAAACACCAGCTACCGTACCAGCTCCACCAGTTATACCACTACCCTGACCAACTGCCAGATATGCATCTGACGCTGCATTTCTAATGCCAGCGTTCTTATTTCGTTCTTCATCTGTTAAAGGCTCATATAACATCATGCCAAAGTGTTTAATTCCAAATTTATTTTCAGAAAATACAGTTCCTCTTGTTGCATGGGCAAAAGCTTCTCTTGTTCTAGATGTGCCCATTGAAAGAAGTCTGACCATTAAATCTCTTGGTTCCGATAAGTACAACCCAGTATTAAGACCACCATCTATATGACCGCTAGATCCTTTTTTGTCAACAGAATTTACTACTGGACTAAGTTCAATAGCGTCAGATTGACATGTGACAGTAACTATCTCTCCCAATTCAACTTCGGTTATTACACCATTAAATATTGTGTGAAGCGAGTTTGGATTTGCACCATAACCAACTCTTAAGTGAACTCTTACACCTGGCTTAAGTCTCATATTTTCTATGTCAACAATGTATTGACTTTCCATATGACCTAATTGATTTCTTGCAAAATTTAAACTTCTATCAATTATTTGTTCAAGACCAGAAGTTAGCGATAACTTATCTACACCAGGTTTATCTTCTGTCTCACCACTTCCGCTAAATATTGTTGTAGCTTCTTTTGTTGAAAGCTTTGCGTACATATTAGAAGCTCTAAATACTAGCGTATCACCTAAGATGTCTTCAGAAGATACTACGGAAAAATCTATTATAGACTGGAGTCCGTAGAAATTGTCAAATAGTTTTGTGCCAGCAAAATTCTTTTCGTCTATTAACCAAAGCATATA